GAGGTTACGTAATATATTTACCAGTATTTTCCAATTCCCCTTCCAGTTTCTTCCAATTATTTGTTATATTTTACCAACCATTATCCAGTTATTTCCTGTATAAAATTGTAATTATGTTTCCATTACTTTCCTGTTATTTTATTCCAAATAAAATAAGCAGGGTTGCCCCTGCCTATTGTCAAAGTATGTCAATTGGGAAAATCAGGATTGACGGTGAATGCGCTTGTTACAATCAGGTTGTTCATGGCCATGCTTACCGCATTGGCAAGTGCTGCATATCCGCAACTGTTCAAGTGCCCATTGCTAACAAAATTAGCAATCATATTATTATACGGTTCAATGTCAATCAGGAAAGCCTTGCTGACAGAAGCAACCACTTCTTTGATAGCTGCGTTATACGTTGCTCTGTTGCTCGGGCTTGTGGCAGCCGGCAGCGTCATGCAGAATACATATCCATGATTGACCAACAGATTATTGATGATGCTGGTATAGTTGCTCTTGAATGTGTTCACATTCACCTGCTGGTTAGCATCATTGGTGCCCAGGAATAGGATAGCAAAATCGGAAACGTCATTCTGTGCGCTTGTCATCAATGCGGAATTGAGATAAAGTCCTGTCGTGATTCCTCCCTGTGCGTACACGTTTGCGCTGCTGCCCATCATGTCAGCCAGATAGAGAGCCCATGATTTCACGTTCTTATACGTGGTGCTGTTCTTGTACGACATGGATACAGTCAGCGAATCTCCGCACGCAACAAAGGATCCCAGGCCCCGGAAGCCCCCGGTCTGATATGTTGGGTTCGCTATTTCAATCCAGCTTGACCAATGAGTGTATCTGAACCGCACAAAGATCCTGCCATGCAGGCCGGCTGCTCCGGTAGCTTCGGAAATGGCCATCTGGAACCCGAACGACTGATTGCTTTTAGTGGTGTTCAGCGTGAGCAGTTCACCGCCAAACGGTGTCGTGGGGAAATTGTGCATTGTAGCTGCCTGCTCATCCGTCCATCCGAATTTGTAACCGATGACAGTATTAACGGGCAGCGCGTTCGCATCTCTGTAGGCTGTGGGCAGCAGGGCGTAGCTGGTATATGCGTCATATACATAGATGCTATTCTGCTCGATTGCGTTTCTCAATTCGGATATAGACGCAAGCTCCTTCCAATCATTCCAGGACGAATAGCGTGTCCGCATGTAGATCCTGTTGTTTAGTCCGGTCTGCGTCTGTGCTGCAGAGAAAGCAATCTGTGCGCCCCATGCGCTATTATTCTTCACACCGTTAATGGTGATGATCTCACCGGTGAACGGCTGCGTGGGATAGTGCAGCATGGTCTGCTGCTGTTCGGTGGTAACGCCAAACGTCAGCGTCTGCACCGTGTTGATGGGAAGATTATCACAATCCCGGTATGCTTCGGGCAGGGAGGCGTAAGTGGTATAGGCGTTTTTAACAAGCAGCGCTTCATTTTCCACAAGGTTAGAAAGCGTTGTATAGTCGGAAGGGATGCTTGCGATTGTCTCCTGCGCTTTCCGTGTGGCCTGCACGTTAAAATCCGCGAGGGCTGCCGCCAGCGCGTTAGCGATGTCCGCGCTATGCGTTTCATACCATGAATCGAGCAGAGCTTCGATTTCATCGGCTTTAGCTTCGAGGGCCTGAAGCTCTTCCTGTGATAGCTGTGTCAGTTCTTCCTTCCCGCTGTTTACCAGGTCCGTGATGGAGGTATACTGGTCGAGAAAATCTTTTGCGATTTTTACGATCCAGTCCATATTCAATTCGTGAAAATTGGTATACGGGAAGTTTTCACCAAATGCTCCGGGCATGTTCATTCCTCCTTTAATAAATTAGAATGCAAAATCTCATCTTAAAATCTTCGATGATCATGTCATAGATATTGAATAATTCAATCTCTCGCTGCTCTTTGATCATCTGTTGAGTTGATGTCACGCCAATGTTACCATGTGCATGTAGTTCGTGTTCACCGTCGTTTTCAGTAGTGACTTTCTCTCCATGCGTCACGGATCCTGAGCGGTTGATTGTCTGGCCATGAGTGATAGTTTCATTGACATTTTCAGTCTTTCCATAGGTAGTTTCATCTTTATTCGTTTCTGTTTTCCCGAATGTGGTAGTCTCGGAAGTATCCGTATCAACTGTTTTTCCGAATGTGGTAGTCTCGGAAGTATCCGTATCAACAGTTTTCCCGAAAGTGGTAGTAGCGCTTCCCGTCCCGCTTTCCGTCTTTCCGTATTGCGTTGTAGTAGTAGCATCGTCCTGATCCCTGCTCTGTTTAACCAATCCATCATCAGGAGGTGTCGCGGTCGCGTCAAAACCAGCAATCCAATGCCCTTTGGTATCGGCTCCGGTGACAACATCGGATCCGCCATTGGTAACCTGGTTGGTGCTTGCCTGTGTTTCGGTGCCTCCGTCTTCGGTGGTACTGGAACCGGTCCGGCCTTCGGTGCCTCCGTCTTCGGTGGTGCTGGAACCGGTCCGGCCTTCGGTGCCTCCCTCTCTGCGTGTCATGTCAAGGGTGTCTTTTCCGCCGGTTGTGAGTGCTTCAGTTCTGCCGGTGGTGCCTCCGTGGGTTTCCGTGTCGGTACTGGTGTCGGTGCCGCTGTGCGTAGTGCTGCCGGTGCCGGTATTTGTGCCGGTTTCAATACGGTTATAGTTTTCAATGGGGTTGTAGTCGTACTGTGTAGTGGCGTACAGTCTATTCCAGATGTCAATTTGCTTTGCGCTCCATACGCCCACCAGATTTTTGAATACTACCGGATTAGGATACAACACTTCCAGCTCTGCGGTTTCTGCAAGCAGATTCTGCACCAGCGTTTCTTTGTTGAGCGCCGAGGGAATCTGCATCAGGTCAAAAATGGTCGGGTCCCAGTTAAACAGCCCGAGCGGGGATATCGTTGCCGATCTGGCCATCTTGCAGCACCTCCTTTATATTATACCGCCAATCGACAGCAATTGATGTACCAAACATAGCATTTGTGTCAGAAGCGCTTTTCTTCAATTGCTCCAACCACAATTCACAGCGTGAGACTGTTTCAATATTGTTGGCGTTTACCTCGTCCGTGATTAATCTTTCGCGCTTGTCGGTGTTCGCGTTGGGGATCCCGATATCAGTATCGAACATGGCTTCGATTTTCCGCATGTCCGCAAGCACTTTGTCCACGATGTAATTCTGGCCGATGTTCTGCGTGAATGGTGCCCATGTCTGGGTGCCGTCCTCTTTAAATAGAGATTTGTCAATCACCACGCAGGGCTCACCGCTCGCAACCTTATCAAAAAGTTTCTTGTAGGTTTCAGCGCCGGGACGGTCTTTCGCGGGGAACACAAACGACAGATGCGAATTTAGCAGATTGACGGATGACGTTTCGGCACAAAGCGCCATCATATCTGCGTAGTAGTTCACCAAGTCATTGATCCCGCCCCAGTCTGGCTGCAGCTTGAATACTGTGCATTCGGATCCAATGCGGGGCTGCAGAGATCCTTTCAGCAGGGGATTGGTGATAACCAGGTTCGTGGGCTGATAATAGATGTCATATCCATACGGCACACCGGCCTGACAGATAACGCCGAATCTATCCGTTTCAACAACTCCGATATATCCCCATGCGTAAAGCACATACAGGAAATAATCTCTATTCCATGTGTCGGGCAGGTCCCACTTGAAAACAGAAATGGCTTTCTGAAAGAGATAGCGCCGGAAAAACCGCTGCAAGGCGGTATTCTTAACGTGTACCGTTGACGGGCTGAAAGATGCATTGTACATGTTGATATAGTCGTAGCTTTCCGGCACGCCATATCCTATATCTTTCGCCATACTCTCCCCTCCTTCAATTTCTTTCGGGTGATATAGTAGAATAACCACGCCGGCAGATAGTCTTCTCCATCCGGGTCAACCGGCTGCGGGTGTTCCGGGTCAAACGGTGGTTCGCTGGTGTCTGCCGGCAGGGGTTCCAGGAATTGCTCCGGTGGTATTAGCTCCGGCGCATCCGGGCCGGTGAAATAATCATACCATAGACGGGCATTAGCCGGTCTGAATCCGGGTCCGCCCTTGTTGCGCTCCACGCCATAGGTCCAGACAGAAGCGCAGCTTTCGGGGGTCATGTTGCTGATTGGATAATTGGCGTATGTCCACGTGGTGCCCTCCCAGTTCACAGGCTTGAAGAAGTCATTTGACTGGTGGCTGACATCCCATTGCCATTCTCCACGGATTCTGTATAGCTGCGTCCATCCATCATACCAGTTGATATTGTTGGACATCGCATAGTTGACCAATTTCTGACCGGGAACACCGTTCCGGGTGGAGTAACCGTCCCATTGGATTAGGCCGATAGCATACTCTTTTCTCGTATCCCCATAATATTGCATGTAGAAGTTAATCATCACGCTGTTGGGGACATCGGTTAACTCGTCAGCGCCATTCGGCAGCTTGTAGCGGTTGGTTGCCTGGATGAACGCCGGATTGATGGTTGATTCTCCCTGCATGCATCCCAGCATCCCGCAAATGGCTTCAAGGGTCCAGCCTTCATTGATGAAAAACGATCGAATGATGTTCGCGTTGACTTGTTGCTGAATGCTGGTGCTTGCGCTCCAGTTTCCGGCAATGCGGGTGGTAGACATCCAGAAACCATTAACTAATGTTAGTTCCATGTCATCACTCCCAGAAGAAACCGCTCAACATGAAATTGAGGATCCTGTTTTTCTCTTCCGTGAATGCCCCTGCAAAATCCACGTGCGCGTCACCGCAGCGGATAAAACCGGGAAGGGTGTTAATGACTCGCACTTCACATAAGGGTCTTCCCATCTCTGTGTTATCCTCGTCTACTATTTTAGTAAATTTTGAAACGATGACAGGAAAGGATCCTATTAACCGGGCAAATGCCAGGAAGGATCCATTAACGCCATCTGATACCGCTTGAGGCATTGCCGTTTCCAGCGCATTGCCGATGCTGCCAATGGTCATCAGTCCGCCAGCAATCGCTCCGGGGATATTTCCAGATACAGCACTTGCCACCGTGGTTAATGCATGGGTTCCCACATTGACAAGGGCAGAAGTGCCTTTAATATAATCTGTCGTGATCTGCGAAAGTTGAATTGGTACTCCGAACATTGCGCTTGAAAGGTAAAAATAATCTGTTGCTCCATAAATTTGATCAATTTTGCCAGCGACTTGCAGTTCAGCCTTTCCGGTAATACCGTCAACTGAAACGGAAAATTCTATTTCTCTGCTTTGCTGCATGTACGCAGGATCCAGCAGGAAAGCGCCGAACGGCGGAAGCATGCAATAATATGTTGTGTATGGTGAATAATTGAGATACTCCCCACGGGTGAGCGCGTCCGGGTGGGTTGGCAGCGTGGTTCTAAAACTGTTTCTATAACCGACATCTCCGAGAATAGGCTTGCCGGTGCCTATCGTTGTCCATGGACCGACCTGTATAGTGGTATCATTGGCAGTGGTGAAAGATGAGACAGTTGTGGGGAACCACATGCAGCTGGTGATGTATTGAATCGGGTTTACAATGCATTTGGCCAGGTCCCTGCTAACCTGTGCGTTATTCTGGAATCCTGCATCATTGTAAAACTGATCATTAAGCATGTAAGTTAGAAGGTTGTTGATTTGTGTTTGCGTCAGGGCATAATATTGCACAGCTCCGCCAGTATTCCCGGCAACCGATTTTGATATAATTCCGAGCACATAGCAGCCCATGTCTACATCAAGCCCCGTCCAAGGGCACAGGGTTCCAATATTTGTCGTGCTGATTGTATAGTCATCTTTTGCCGGATATAGCTTATCAATGATTTTACCGTTTGACGCTGCTGCACTTCGTTCAATGTAAGCGCTTGTTGTTCCAATGTCGGATTTATATGACGCCAGAACATCACACACAAGAGATGCTGTCCATAAACCTGTATTCCATGTCCAATCATCCACAAAATAATAACGGCGGAAAGCAGGGATATATGCATAGGTTAATGATGTTGGCGCTCCGTTATAGGCCGGGGCGGTTGGCACCGTCTGGATACTAATAACCGGATTTAGAATACTGCAAGGCTCTTTCAGGGTGCCGGTCAAGGTGTGCGGTGAATAGGGTGGCTCCGTTGCCGATGGTGTCCTGGTGCTATTTATCCGCTTCTTAAAATTCTCGAAGAATGTAATATTCATGGCTCCTCCATAAAAAGGCGGGGCAGCACTAATACCGCCCCGCCAGAATGGTTAGTCAAGCAGGAATACAACGCCCTTTTCGGTGTTGTCGCTGAAGCAGCGCAGCCTCATATGGTACCACATGTTCCTGTATAGTCCGCGCGGATTGACCGGAGTAGGCAGCACCCGCTGGTGAACCATGCTCCAGCCCATTGCATCCTCATCAAACAGCAGAGCGAATACTCCCGTTTTAGTGATAGCACTTTGCGGAGTGGTGACAACGCCGGACGTGTTCGTGTAGGTCGGCTTTACAATGATCTTATCGGGGGTTTCGATTCCCTGCCAGAAGTTAATGGTTTCAACATCCGCATAGCGCAAATAGTTGTCGTGGAAGGTGTCCGCCAGCACTCGCGCGTCAATCTGGTATCTATCCTGGCCGAGCATGTACATCTTCTGCCGGTTGTAGGGAGTGTGCCGAGGAACGGGCTTGCTGTTGATGGTAGTCTGATACCGGGTGGACATCTCTTTGAACAGAGAAGCAATACCAGCAATGCGGGCATACACCCACTTCATGAACGGGCCGAAATTGTCAGGCAGCATGATGGTCGTAGCGGTATAAGCGCCCTCAGTACCGGCCATCCCGGTGGCTGCATTATATTCGGTCAGCAGATGCACCACACGAGAAGTATTGTTTTCCGCAAGCAGTCCACCAATAAAGTTGCTGACAAGTCCTCTGGAAAGGTTTTCCTTCGCAAGTTCAATCTTGTTGCTCATGTCGGTGGTGATCATGCTAATGAACTGGCCGAACTCTTCAGAATTGCGGAAGGCGGTCTCCAGCTGATCTTCAAAAATCGTATAATGATCTTCAAAAACAGGCGGGCCGAGGAAATTGGTCTGAATGAATTCCCTTTTATTGATGATCCAGGGATCCACGGAGAGCCCATTGCCGAGCGGGTTAGTGGCCTGGGTTGCGTCATAGGTGACCGGATACTTATATCCATCGTCATCCTTCCAATCACTTGCCACGATGTTGAATTTGCGCATGTATGCGCCCCACTGGGGAAGAGACTTTTCAAGTCCGCCCATGCTGGCAGAATAGGGGCGAATGGAGAAGATGGTCCGCGCAAGCACATCAGAAAGGGTGTTCATGATAACGTCTTTCCCGAGGCTGAGAGCGGTTTGGGCAACGGAGATAAAGTCGGCTTCGGTGCTAATCACGCTGGAGCGACCGGTAGCCTGCTGCACCAGCGAATTGAGTACGGTGCTGCACTGTTCAAAAGTCAGGGTGTTCACACTCATTTGGATTTCCTCCTTGTCTCTACATTAGTAGTCGTTTTGGTGACGGTTTCCGGGCTATCTTCAAGGGGCTGGATGATATTCCGTGTCGCATCTGATCCGGCGATATTCCTGTTCGCATCCGTTCCCTTTAAAGCGTTGATCAATTTGACAGCCATGTCTCGCATATCCACACCCCCCATCAGGAAAGCGCTACCTGTTTACTGACCAATTCACCGCTCAGAATGCTGTCGATTCTGATATAGGCCGGGGCCAGCACAAGCTGCTTGATATGGTCCTCCGCAAAATCTTCTGGATACTCAAACGTGAAAGTGATACGGTTTTGTGTGGTGGATACCAGCGCCAACCCTGTGAAATTAGCATTATCAAAGTTAATCCGGTCGGTCTTTTCCTCCTGCGCTTTTACCAGATTAATGATCTTGGCGAATACATCTCTGTCCATTAGCCTCTCTCCTTAAAAGTCGGTCGGATAATCTCCGCCAGCATATCCTCCGCTGTGGGCTGCTGTGCTCCTCCGGGAATAACGCTGTGCGCAATCGCGTTCGCCTGCACCGCGCTGGTTAATTTAGCGATACTCTGCATCAGATCCGCCATGGAGGGCTGCTGATCCTCTGCCGGCGCGGGTGCTGGTGCGGGTGCCGGTGTGGGTTCGGGTGCGGGTTCGGGTACGGGTGCCGGTGTAGGTTCGGGTGCCGGTGCTGGTTCCTGATCCGGTGCAGCGGTGAGCAATTTTGAAATGTCGTCCTTTGTGAATCCTGCATTGACAAGTGCCATGATTTCAGACAGTACCATTATTTTGCCTCCTTTAGATATTTGGAAAGAGTTACAAGTGCTTTCAGACAATCCGCATCGCTGCTATCATCCTCTCTGATGGTCCGAATGGCGCGGAGGGCATCCGCATCCGGGCCGGTGCTGGTGTCGGTGCCGGTGTCGTATTCGATCATGTCCAGCAGCCCCACGTGGGTAAACCGGTTCAGCTTGCGAAGCTGCACCCCGCCGGTCGGCTGCGAATCCATTACCGGGTTCGGGCTGGTGCCGATGTATAATCCGACATGGGACGCATTGCCGAGGCCGTCATGGTATCCCCGCGCAACCTCCCCGCCGTCATTGCGAACAATGAACACCAGAGCGCCAACAGGAATTTTGCCGAACCGGTTTTTGCACTCTGTGATGGATCCTCGCCAGGATAGATGGTTCCGCCACATGGAATTGGAGCCCTTCCAATTATAAGCGCTGCCGTCTGACTTGTGGACCCCCGCATGCTTCAGAACAAGCTCAACGAATGATTGACAATCATATTGGTTATAGGGAATGCCGATGTAATTCCCCTTTAAGGCTTGCTGTGCAATGTCGTGGCCGGTGATCATTTCTCCTCCATCTTGTCGAGCAGTTTCTGAATGACAAGCGTGTTATTATTGATTGCCTCCGTGACGGTTCGTTCCTGATCCGTGATAGCAGTAGCAAACGAGATTTTCAGATCTGTGATTGTCTGGCTCAATTTCTCCGATTCTTCCCGGTGCGCTTTCTGTTCATTCTGCAGCATTACGAACATTGCGATGGCTACGGCTATTGGAAATCCGACCGACTGGATGATTGTCAAAAGGTCCTGCATGGGTCCGCCCTCCTTTATTTAAAATTGGTAGGGATCCCTTTTGACTGCACCGTGTCACGTCCGCCCTTCCGAGGCTTGTGCTGGACTGGATCCCTACCAAGTACATTATAAATAAATTAACAATTAATGTCAAGTTGTCATAGTTTCCAATATTTTAGAAACAGCTTTTCCGCTAAAACATCCTCAAAATCTATTTTCCCGGATATATACATATCCCATTGGGACCGGTATATCCGTTGATAGTGCAGTCGGTCGGCATCAGACAGACCATAGCGATTGTTAAAAACGCCAGACAAATGAGTAGTTGCGTACAATGTCCGGTTTGATTTATGACGATAGATGCACAACTCGCCAATGCTACACACCGGCTGATACTCTGTAAGCGGCCTGGGCTGGATCCTGTTCGTATCCTCGTTAAAATCATTGGCAAGGGCCATGGCTGCAAAGCTGGTGCCTTGTGTCAGATTGTAAAGCGCGGTTTCTGACTTTTTCCGGCTGATAGGGGACCGATTGAGCATAATTAACTGAATCCCTCGCCGGTCATCCGTCCACCGGTCTGTTCCTCCGCGCTGGAGCCGGTCCGCTATCCTGATTAGATTTAACGATTCAAAAACCGGATTCGTAATATCATTAGCGTTCGCAAGGCATATCAGCTGCAGGGGATCCGCTCCAGATAATTCCCTGTTTCGATTGATAGTCTCATAAGCATTGAAAAGCGCGTCACCTTCATTTTTCAATAATCGCTCGTGCTTTTCCGGGATAAACTCGTCATAAATTAAGAGCCGTATATCAGAAGCGTCAAATCCTCTCATGTTTGAAATAGTAGACAACGCGCAAGTGTAACCAATATCTATCCGGGTGCCGTCTATCTCTTCATAAAAGGCGCTGTTGTACTTGCTGATGCTGTCAACGCGAATATCCCATCCCTGATCATTATTCAGAGGCTTAAAAACTGAAAATTCCGGCTTGCTGATCAGATCCGCCTGCGATTGAGTTCTCCGCATCAGCATGAATTTGATACGGTCCTCCCGGGCAACCTTCAAAGTGGTATATGTCTTTCCGGTGCCTCGCCCACCAACCAGAAAATTAAAGGGATACCCCTGCTGGAGTATCCCCCGGATATTCACATATCCGTTATTGTCATAGATCTTCATGCGATATCACAGGTCAGATACTCGCGGCCGTTCTTGCTTCGTCCGCTGCCGACATGGTAACGGGTGGGCGGGTTCTCGTTACCGGCCTCGTAGATAGCCAAGATGTCGGAGAAGTTGCGGACAAAGGTCCGGCTGTTGGTCGCGTAACGGCCGCCGGTGGCAGTCTCTACCGCCAGCACCGTCATGATCTCCCCGTGGATGTCCATATCAGAGTACAGAACGAATTTTACGATATCCAGATCTTCACCCTTGGCATCGGACATTTTCCGAACATCGTTTCCCTTGGTCAGCGCGTACAGGTCAGCAGGGGTCAGGCCGTCAGTCTTCTTGATGATTTCCATGGTGTTGTTCTCCTTTCGCTTGTCGAAGATGTATTAGTGCTGCGGGCAGGTC